TCTGAAGCGAGCTTCAAGTATTCTTTCCCACAAGTCTCTAGCTGGGATCGAATCTCTGACATCTCCGTCATTAGGGTCTCGTAATTGCCATTCTGTTCCATGTTGTACTGCCTCCATAAAAGCATCTGTAATGTTTACGGCATTAAACAGGTTGAAACATTTCCTGTTTGTATCGCCAGTGGGTACTTTAAAGTTAAGAAACTCGATGATATCCGGATGAGACACATCGAGGTATGCGGCGTACGATCCTTTGCGAGTACGGCCTTGTTTCCAAGCTGTCATACCGGAGTCGACAACTTTCATAAATGGTATAGGTCCCGGAGCCTTGTCTGAGATACCTCGGACGTCAGACCAGTGTCCTCCGACGCCGCCTCCCTTTACGGAGAGCCAAGCAACTTCAGAGTTATGGCCGATAAGAGACTCAAGATTGTCGCCAACATAAGTGAGAAAGCAAGAGATCGGCAATCCTTTTGGCTCAACTCCGTCAAGCGGTGCGTTTGAAAGCACAGGACTAGCGAACATAAACCAACGCTTACTAGCGTAATCATAAATACGTTGAGCGAAGCCATAATCCCCCTCACAGTAGGCCAGAGCCGCCCGAGCAAAAGCCTCTTGTGGGCTAGACTCGTCGGGCAACATGTAGTAATCCGTTAGTAACTTCAACGCCTGTGCGCTAAAGTTTTCGTCACGGTCGTAATCGATTGCAATCTTGTTGCAGTACATGTGTTCCATCATTTCTCCAATTCTTTTTCTAGGCGGCTAGCGTACCATTCCGCCTTACTTATATTCATTTCGACGGTGTCTTTATCGTTTACCCGTAACAAATATTTTAACGAGTTTCCGATAAGATATCCAGTAAATTGTTCTTCCGTAAGAACAGATTTAATCACGTCGATAGCTTCAAAGTCCTTCTTCTTGTAATGATCAGGGTTCTTCCAGTCTGTCACTGTAGTTCTCCAAATCTGGCCGTGATGACATTACCCTCCATGCTTTTGATGCGCTCACGGTGTTCCGGCTTTAACTCCTCTTCGGGGACGACTTCACTGAGTGCTTCCAGCGTAACCCTTTCCAGTCCCATGTCGTACAGGTCATCGAAGTTTTCGTAGACCGCGCCGAGTAATCCTTGAAGGATGACGTAAGTTGGGTCAAACGTCTTTTCACCATCAACCTCCACTTGAGTATCTCGAGTTGCATATGCACGGATAGCAAAGCCATCCTCGTTTTCATCTTCATCTTCTAAAGGCTCCAAGACAATGTAGTAGCGCCCCTTCAGTAAGCCGGCTTGCTCGAGGGCGGCAATCTTTTCTTCATCTACAATTAGGTCAGTCATACTTTCTTCTCCAACCACGTCAGTGGTATTGTCCCATCCGCCCACAGTATACCTTGCTTGTCACACCAAGATCCATACGTGGTCTTACTAGACCGGTTTAACTTGTTGGATGCTCTCAAGAACAGCATACGTATGTCAAGAAACATATTCTGCTTAATCACGAGTAACATCTTCTGTCTATCTGAGGGGCTAAAGAATCCTTTTGCCTCAATATAAATATCTTGTTCCGGAAGATAAAAGTCCGGTGTGTACGTCTTTGGTTTGGGTTGATACATAATCTTTTGAGATTCGTACTCAAACTTTACGCCTTGTTCAGACAAGTACTTCGCTACACTAAGTTCGTAGTCTGAGCGAAACTTATGTCGCTGTGGTTTACTCATAGGTTGCTCAGCCCTTGTATCGATTGAGAAATTCTATCATGCAATTTAGGAGTTGTACTCCCGATTTGCAGGAGTGCGTGGGAATACTCGTCTCCGGGGAAAACCACCACACGCCCTTGTCTCACCGCATCTGAAATACGCGCTAATTCTTCTGTGGTATTCCTGCTGTCCCTTTCCCATGTTTCGTGCCCTAAAGGTTGACCAAAGTGTTGCCACATTGTCAACGGTAAGCACCTCTCAAAGTTACGTGCCCACTGTACCCACGGGTCACCTCCTCGTTTGTCGGCCGCTTCAATGTAAACTGCGTGAGCACCCTCATTCAGATACAGAAGCTGACGATCCACTTTCTGTGTCATCAGAAGGGGCATCTTTATTCTCCACTATAATGCGGCGTAGGGTAGCTAAGCCGTCTGCCTTGATACCTAAACCATAGTCTCCGCACTCGAGTTGGCAAAACTCCTTGCCCCTCTTATAGAGCATGTCACCGACTTGGTAAATCGTACTGTACTGCACGTCATCGAGTAGCGGCCGTAGCTCGTCAATCACCATCTCGTTGTGCCGTTTCACATCCTTGCTGATTCTATCTTTGAGCTTGAGAATCTTTCCTTGTAACTCTACTATCTTCTTGATATCCGTGGTCTTCATAGTTCCTTAACCTTCAATGTGTGATACCAGACAATAGGCTTGTTCTTTGCGCGAGAGGTTACTTTCTCATGCTGTATAGCCTTCGGCCAGCAATGTTTACGGTAGCCGCAGAAAGTACAGTTCTTACTTAACAGCTTATTTCCTGTAGAAGTCCTAACTCCGTCGAGCGTATAAGTTTCATCAACAGGGTCTATTGGGGGCTTCTTGTACTTAAAGTTAGACATCAAGGCTTCTACAACTTTACCAGCTTCTGAGATGTAGTAATCTCTATCCTCACTCTGGTCATCCGGGGCTTGTACAAACTGGATTTCTCCACTGGACTTGTCCACTACAATCCACCCGCCGAAGTCTTTACCCTTAGCTTCTGCGTACAGGTGTCCCTGCATAAGATAACCAAAGGGGTCGTCTTCTTTAAGATTGTCGTAACCTTTACTAAACTTCTGTGTATAAGAGTAAGGGCTCGCTGATTTTACGTCCCAGACCTTCTCTCCGTCCACAGGATCGTCGATAATTAAATCGAGGGTGCCCTGTACCGTCTCGCCTCCAACGTCTAACTGGCACCTTCCCTGTGCCTCTAAGATTTTAACACCGGCACCTTTAAGGATTGCCATCACGGCACACTCCACAAGATCACCGATGAGAAAACGTAGGATAGCGTTGTAGGTCATTTCCTCGTCTTTGCCATCACGTCCGTGTATCTGCTGACAAAGTGGACGTCCCAATCCACTCATACGTATCCGCCATTCCGGATTACGGTCAAATTGTTTTTCGAGTGCCTCACGACAGTCCTGTGCAAACTCCTCAAGCACAGAAGGGGAAAGCGATGCTTCCCCCCTCGTTGCCGCTTGAAGGAAGTTCTTAACCTGAACTTCCGCTAGCATCAGTTGAAGTCCGCCGCTAGGTCAACTTCCTCTTCGTCGGCTTTCGCCTTAACAGCCTCCTTGTGTTGCTCGAGGATATTTGCGTTGGACGCCTTAACTGTCTCGAGGAACATCGTCATGGTTTCCATCGTGACGTCATCCATCGGGATAGTTTCTTTTTGCGTAAACACAGGAGTGAAGTAAGTCACACTGCCCATCTTGTTACGCTTAGTTGTGAGTTCAAAGACTACCTCATTCATGAGAGTGTTCTTGCCCAGACGCTCAATCGCTTCACGTGCAGGACGGAAGCCAGAACGCTTAAAGTATGTCACGACTGGATAATGCTCAATCTTGACCTCCTTGCCTTCTGCTGTCTTCCCCGTCATCGTGATCAGAGCGTAGAAGACTTGGTTGCACGTAGCCAAACGTGACGCTAGTGTCTTAGGGTGAGTATCCCCTAGCTCTTCCTCCTCTGACTTCGACAGACGGCCACACTTGTTTGTGCCTGTGGTGTCTGGAAACTGGAAGTCCAAGGATGGTGCTTGAACAGAACGAGAAGAAAACTTACCTTCTTCCTGATCCCACACACTCCATTCGTAAGTACGTAATAATGGACGGAACTCTACGCTATCTGCGTAGACAAACTCTCCATCGTAGTACACTTTCCACACACCCTTCTTGAGAGTCTGACCCTCATCAGTCTCGGTATCGTAGTTAATATTTAAACGTGATAATCCCATCTTGGGACTATCCTCACCTGACTGCCCCGTCAGTTTCATCAGACCTTCACGGTCTCCTGACTTGACTGCCGCCATCATGCCATCAAAGGCACTATCCATTACGCTCAATTCGCCCATTACGCTCTCCTTAGTTTGCGTAAACTACTTCGGTGTCCAACCAATTAGACCCCATCTTACACTCAACAGAAATTGGCATATCGTATTCAACACCGTATCTCCGCTGACACTCTCGAGGTAGAGACATCATTGCATCTACCACCAAGTTGATAACAGTATCCTCCTCTCCGGGGAATACGTCAAGCACAATACTATCATGCACAGTATTGCAAATCAAACTTTTTAATTCACTCTCTTTCAAGTTCTTCGATAAATACACAAGAGCTATCGGGAGAAGATCTCCGGTCGCAAAACCTTGCACAGGGTAATTGCAGATCGCTGTCCGGTTGGTCGCCGTCCCCCACTCTGTCCACGTTGTTCCGGGAAACGCATACTGTCTCCCCGATGGTAGCGTGATAAAACCCTTCTCGACTGCGTCGCTCTGTAGTTTGTCGTGCCATTCCGTTACCCCCGCATACTTGTCTTTGAACGTACGGTAATATCTTTGCTGATCAGGAGTACCTGTTGTTCCCCCGTACAGCGGTTTAAAAGTATGAGCCTTAGCGTCTTGCCGCGAGCATCCAATAATTTCAGCAGTGACAGTGTGTACATCCGTTTTGTTCTCCACATCATGGTATACCTGCGGGTCGTTGGCGAGGTAACCGGCTACCCTGAACTCAAGCTGTCCGTAGTCAGCCTCGAGTATTTTCCCTCCTTTAAAACGAGAGACCATTGCCCGCCGGATAGCGAATGTAGAACCACGGGGCATATTCTGGAAGTTGGGGTTACGAGAACTGAGCCGTCCTGTAGCTGTGACACATTGCATGAAATCGGGGTG